AAAGACGAAGACGCTGTGTACCACATTATAGAGGGTGCGGGTAGTGGGGCGCTTGGTGCAGTTAGTAAGGTATTTGGTTTTATCCTTAAGCCAATTGCTAAGTTGTTTGGGCTGAACAAGTCCGCAAACGCCAACTACACGGCGACTAACAACCGGACAACGTCACCGAATAACAGCCTTACCGACCGCTCCAACAAGCCGCGTCCTTACGAGCGCTCTTATGACATCTGCGGGACCGTGCAGACAATCCCTAATGACCTGATGCAGACGTATAAGGCGTTCAACTCCACTGGTGCTTTGCTGGAATATTCGTACTACGACGCAGGGCGCGGGCATCTGCATATTGAGGCTGATGACGTCACAGAGGGCGACACCCTGATAAGCGACATCACAGGTTCCTCTGTTGCCGTATACGCGCCGTATACGTCGCCTAACAACACAACTTCACCACAACTACAAATCGGCGACGTCATTGATCAGAAACTCTATGTGACATACTCCAACGACGACGTTGACGGTATTGTACTGAAAGCGCCAAACGATATCGGAGCTAACCCAAGCGCCGGTGGCACAGCTAAACGTATTTCAACCACCGGCTACATCTATGACCCGTCAGGTGACTCTGCTTTTTCTGAGTTTCTTAGCGTCGGTGATGTCGCGGTGCTTAGCAACTTTGACGTTAAGGACGTCACTAACCTGAACGGCTCGTTTGAGGTTTTATATGTCGACGACTTTGAGGTTCGGTTGTATGTCGGGAATATAGGTAACTGGGGTAACCTTAATAGTGGCCAGACCTACGCACTTACAGAGCGTTCTGATACATTTATAGGCCCAAGCAACACCTACGACGTATCACTTACAGACTGGTATTACATGGTGCGCGGAGAAGTTGACCGCGTGCTCGCTAACGTCGCTGGGCAGAACGGCCTCTACAAATACGACGGTGGATATAACCGCACCAGCGTAACTGTGGAACTCCAGTACCAAATGATTGATTCTCAGCGTAACCCGTTGAGCGATATTTACACGGTACGGGCCACAATTACGGGCAACAATACGGATTACGTCGGCACGTCCATTTATGGGCAGTTGCCTACTGCATCGCGTTTCCGCGCCCGTATGCGCCGTGTAACTAATTTCGATAAGGATTACGACGGGACCGTAAGTGATGAGATAACGTTCATCAACCTGTACGGGCAGTCCCTGGACACAACCCTGCATTACGGCAACCGAACTACCGTACATTGCGCCCGTAAACAGACACCGCGTGCGGCCAGTATTGACAACCCGGAACTTCGCATGATTGCAACCGAGATGTGCTACAAATACCTCGGCAATGGGGTATTCGATACAGTAATGACCCCGAACACGCAAGCCGTACAATCGCTAATCCGACTGGCTCGCGACCCGGCGGTAGGTAATCTAGAACTGACAACGGCAAACATGGACAAGTTACTCGCCGTGCAGGAAGAAATTGAGTCCTATTTCGGAAGTGAATTAGCGGGGCAGTTCTGCTACACGTTCGATGACTACGACACCACGATGCAGGACATCGTTCAGACCATAGCGGAAGCCGTGTTCTGTACTGCGTACCGTAAAGGCGCGGATATTATGCTGCGATTCGACCGTCCGGTTGCTGGGCCAGAGATGGTGTTCACCCACCGCAGTAAGACGACCGGTACGGAGAAATGGACGCGCACGTTCAATGATTCTACTACCTACGATAGCCTGTCGTTCTCGTACATCGACCCGGATACGAACGTACAGGAAACGATTTATATCCCGGAAGAACTCGGCGCAAACACCGAGGAATACGAATCGAAGGGCGTGCGCAACTATCAGCAAGCGTACTGGCTGGCGTGGCGTCGCTATCAGCGCAACGCGTTAAGTAAAGTTGTCGTAGAGTTCGAAGCTACCGAAGAGGGCGCACTCGCTACCCCGGGCGGCGTAATCAGCGTGGTTAAAGGTTCGCGTATCGCGCCTCAGGATGGTTATGTTGTTACCGTTAATGGTCTTACCCTTACGCTATCCCAGCCTGTTACGTTTACTCCAGGCGATGACCACTCCATCATTCTTAAGAAGCGCGATGGCTCGGTGCAGAGTATCTCCGTTATCAAAGGAAGCCACGACCGCGAAGTGATTATGCTCTCTGCGCCGGAGGAGGCAATCTACACGGGGAATAGCGCGCTAAAAACTGAGTTTTCATTCGGCAACGAAGCAAGGCATAATGCTCAGAAGATAGTTGTTTCTTCAATCGACCCGGGCGACGACCGCACGGTCAAGATTACAGGCTACAACTATGACGACGGATTCTATAAATACGACGGCGTCGCGCCATACGGCAGCGGTTTCTCCGACGGATTCAGCAATGGTTTTAATTAAAGAGGACTCTATATGTCAAGCGGATGCGGTGACGTTTTAAGCCTGGCGGACTTACAAATAGCCAAAAAACACCAGATTTTCGAATCTGAAGTTATCACTGGTAAATCCGGCGGTGTCGCTAGTGGTGCTGATATTGATTACGCGACTAATCAGGTTACAGGGCAAACGCAGAAGACGCTTCCCGCCGTGTTGCGCGATGCTGGCTTTCGCCCGGCTAGCTTTACATTTGACACTGGCGGCACGCTTGGTGTCACAGACGCAGATATGGCTGTTCTTTGGCCAGGTCCGTCCGGCGACGGCCAATACTATAGCTGGCTCGGAGCTTTACCTAAAACTATTCCTAGCGCAAGCACACCGGCATCTACTGGCGGCATAGGTGCGGGTGCATGGAAGCCTTTAGGGGATATCACGTTACGTGGTCAACTTGAAAGCACTTACGGGCTTAAAGCCATCCCGTCCGCGGAGCTTATAGTTGACACTTTTGCGGAGTGTAAGCTCCTTACAGGCGTTACCGCCAGACTGTTAACAACTAAAGGGCACACCCATCCGGGCATTGGGTCTGCTACGTATTGCAAGGACGGTACGACCGGTACAGCATCCACGGGCAATGAAATGAAGTTTTTCGATGCTGACGGTGCCGGCTGGGCTATGGTTATCGGCGCTGTTGCGATAGTACCTGTAACCCGTTTTGGGGTAATACCTGGGGTGGACACCGCACCACAAGCTGCTGACAACGCCGCGAACATGAAACGTGGCGGTGAGCTGGCATTTGATTACGGTATGCGTATTTCTCTGCCGCCGGGAAAAACATTTGTTGGCGATGTAACTTTCAGTAAACCAGTAGGTATAGAAGGTTTTTTCGGCGGCCTCGGTGCACAGCAGACAGGGACTGGCGCAGGTAAAGACGGCTTCTCTGAGTGGGTTCACCGTGGTACTGGCTGGGGTATCTACTACGAGCCGTGGTCCCGGAACAACGGTACATTCGCCCCGGACGGCATTGTTCTCAAGGATTTCGGATTCCGAGGGAACACATCTGGTGGGTGCCTTGGCGGTATTAAGATTAACGACGATTCTGTTATCACCGATGAAACCAAAGCTAAGCGTGAGCTAGTCATGGACAACATCACCATCTCCGGGTGTTGGACCGGTTACGGCCTTAAGGTATCGTGGACCTTCATCAATAATTTCCATGCGTTAAAAATTTGGGATTGCGCGGTGGCAATGTGGCTTAATCGGGCAAATAGCTCTTATTTTTACGGGCTTGAAGTTGAAGGATGTTTGACGGGTGGGGTTGTAAACGCTTCGGCGGGGGTTTCTGTTTATGGCCTGATGGCTGAATGCCTTAACAACAGTCGCACATATTACACCATGCCCGCGGATTACCCTGTCGATGCTTCCTGGGCTTCCGGGGTTAACAGCTATATCGGTATTGGGTTTCGTGTAAGAAGTAGCCAGTTTAGTGTTATCGGAGGGTATACGGAGTCTATCCCGGTTATCTGGCAGTGCGAACTTGATTCTGATTTCTACGTATCACGAACCCGCAACCAGATTCTGACTACCACTAACCACGTAGTTCGTTCTCACGGTGGACGTAATCTTACGTTTACGGATAACCTTATCGAAGGCTCTATTGCCGCAGCTACATTCTATAGAACGCCATCTATGCCGTATGTAGCACGTCATAAAATCACGAATAACGTTTTTGAAGGTGGCAGTTCAAGGCCAACCTCGAACCCGGCCCTTGGGTTTTTTGGTGAGTTCGACGTGTATCGCAGTGCGTCCAGTGATGCGGGGGTTCAGACCGTAACACAGAATAAGAGCGAGATTAAGTCAAACTTTGGCGGCGTAGGCGACACTGGCGGTTACCCAGTAACAACAGGCGGCGATGTGCTGTCGAGCGGAGTGGTTAACGTTTCAGCATCGGGGGCATCGTTCACTTGCACCATCGGGTCCACTGTAAAGGCAGTGGGTCTGGTAAACATAAATGTACCGGCCGGTTGCGCCTTGACAGTAGCCGTTAGTGAGATTGGTAAGTGGGTTAACGGTTCGCAGCTTGCGGTAAGTATCGTGTCTTTGGGGACTTCTGGCAGCCCTATTTCAGTTGCTTTCAGTTCGGATTTCAGGTTGTCCACCGGTAACGCCGACATATCTACAGCCACCGGTAAGCGTGCTGTTTTTGAGTTCAGGCTTATAAATGGTATTTTCTATCAGTGCGGTACTTCGACTTCTGTTGGGTAAAAAAAAACTAAGGCCCCAAACGGGGCCTTTTCTCTACTATTCCGATAACTTCTCAAGTACAAACGCCAGTTGCGCATTAGCAGCGTCTCTTTGCTGTCGTAGGCGTAGAGCCTCTTCTTCAAGTTCCTTGATACGTTTTTGCAATGCGGGAATCGGGGCTATGATGTTCATTTCTTACCTTCGCTTTTCTTGAAACTGCGCTTTATATCCGGCAGAGTGTAGCATCGTGACTTTTCGTATTTACCATCCGAGCTTACCAAAACAAAGCTGTTGCCGTCTTTCGATATGTACTCGATGTTGAAAGTATTGAAAGAATGTACGCTGTATATTTCATCGCCAACATTAAGTTTCATTTCTTACCTCTGCGCTTCATATAATTAAGTAGTTCGTCCTGTACGGACCGTTTCTCGTCTGTCCGCGCAGCGACAACCTC